CGAAAAACTTCTACGTTTTCCCTCCGACTGCAATCAAGAAGCTTGCAGGAAAAGGCAACTTCAAGAAGGACGAGATGTATTATGCACTAGTAGAAAAGGCTCCAACAGCAGGAGGAAATTTCTCTGACTTCACCGATGTTATCTCTAAGCATTCTTCGTCTTGGATCACCAAGTCTAAACAGGTAAACAAGCCCATCGACGACATGGTCGACGCATCTTGGATCTGTCTTTTTTTGAAGGAAACGATAAAAAATGGATAAATTTTGGATATATATGATGTTTCAAAGAAACATTTAGAGGATTCCGGAGTTTAATAAGTGTAATTTAAAACAAACAACTAAAAAAATTTAAAAGAAATCATGAGCAATTTGGACATTTTCAATCTCGACGCAGAGTCTTTAGTGACTCCAGTAAAAAAAGAAGGATCTAAAGATCTAGAATTTTACAAACCCTATCCAGAAGACGGAAAGGACGGTGTTTACAAATCATTAGTTAGATTCGTTCCTAACTCAAGTGAACCCACAAAATCAAAAATCCACAAGTATTACGTTTACCTAAAAGACCCTTCAACAGGTAATGGTTTTTCTGTAGACTGTCCTTCGACTGTGGGTAAGAAGTCAGTTTTAAAAGACATCTTCTGGAAGCTTCAGAATTCAAATTCTGCAGCAGACAAAGAGCTTTCTAAGAACTTCAGCAGAAAAGAGGATTACTATTCTCTAATTCAAATCGTTCAGGACAAGAACAGACCTGAGCTAGAAGGAAAAGTTATGATCTTCAAGTTTGGTAAAAAACTAAACGACATGATCGAAGCTCAGTTAAAGCCTGAGTATGGTGACGCAGTAAATCCTTTTGATTTATTCAGCGGAAAGCTTTTCTCAGTCCACGCTAGAAAAGTTGGAGAGTGGAACAACTACGACCTATGTTCTTTCGTGGGAGAAAGATGTTCTATCGAAATTGACGGAAAGAAGATGGAGAAGAACCAAGACGATATGAACGCAATCGTTGAGTATCTAAAGACTGGTCCTCAGAATCTTACCTCTTTCGACTACAAAGATTGGGACAACGAGACCACCGAAAGGGTAATGTCTGTTATCAGAAACACAGTACCGGATGGAAGATTAGTTAGCGAAGTTTTAGGCGGAGCAGCAACATCTTCTAACTCTTACAGCTCACCTGCAGCTTCAGTGTCTTCTTCGACACAAGAATTCTTCAACGAAGCTTCTTCAACCAACGTTGGTTCTACACCAACGAAAGTTCAGACTTCATCAAGTCCGAGCACATCATCGGCTTCATCATTAGACGATCTTTACAAAGATCTATAATCGGAACCTAAAAGGGGTCTTACAAGACCCCTTTTTTTATCCCCTTTAATTATGCAAGAATCCAGAATAGAAGACCTGTTGACCACTGTCCTGGTTAAAGAATTTCCAGGAGAACCGTCCAAGCACAAAATATACCGAGCAGGAAATAGACTCAACTTCTCCTGTCCATACTGTGGAGACAGCAGAGATGGAAGGAAGAAGAGAGGTAATTTCTACCTAGACACTTTATCTTATAAGTGTTATAATGGTGGATGCGGAATCTTTAAAGACATGTATAGCATTCTTAAAGATTATAGCATGATCGATAAGGTCGGCCAAGACGAGAGAACCGAAATTTTAGACACGCTACACAACAGGAAGGAGAAGCGTAAGACTTATTATGGAGATATTGATATTTCCATATTCTTCGACGAAGATATTAAAAAATACATCATCCCCAGGTCCGAGTTTATGGAAAGGATGAGACTTCAGGAAGCTAGAGGTTCTAAAATGGAAATCTATTTAACCCGAAGGAACCAATCTCCAGACCAAAAGTTTGCCTGGGATCCTGCAAAGCAGAGACTTTATATCTTCAACCTCTCACGGGAGGGAAATATTCTTGGACTCCAGTTCAGGAATATGCAGCACGGAGGGGGAAATACTGGATCTAAATACTACACCTACAAGCTTAGCGGAATTTGGGAGAAACTTCTCGGATGCACAGACGAAGAATTCTTAAACGGATGCAGAAAGATAGATCCAATTTCGACCGTGTTCAATATTGGAACCATCTCCTTCAACGACACAATCACAATCTTTGAAGGACCAATGGACTCTTTCCTCTGGAAGAACTCGGTGGCTCTATGTTCGGTGGAAAATAAATTTCCATTCGAGATGGACAACCTTCAGTTCTGGTACGACTGGGACAATGCAGGAAGAGCAAAGTCTTCGGAGCTTCTAGCAGAGGGAGCAATGGTCTTCAACTGGAGAAAATTCTTGGAAGATCACCACCTTCCAACCAATAAAAAGTGGGACTTAAACGATCTAGTCAACTTCTTGAGATCTAAAGAACTTAAGATTCGAAGATTTGACTACTATTTTACAGAAGAGGCATTAGACCTAAAAGATTTTATTTATGTTTGAAATAAATTTATCATTCGAGAATACAGAATTATGGGAGGAATCACTGGACAAAGTAGAAGGAGATGGAAAGCTAAAGTTTCCTGTCACATTCCACGACCAGATTCCACCAATAGAAGAAATACCTGATCAGCTTACTCTACTTCCCCCAAAGAAGCAGGAGAAGTCGGTAAGAGTAGTTCAATTAGGAAAAAATAAAAAAGACAAGAAAGGACTATTTTAAAATGACAGAGGTATTTCCAGAATATAACCCAGTTCCAGAGGAACAACAGCCCACAGACTTCGTTAAGATGTTCGAGAGGGAGAGAGCAGAATGGAAGGAGAAGATCCAAATCATTTCTCTGCACATCAAGAACATTAGAACAGTTGCAGAAGCACAGGTTGATCTATTTTCTACCCGACAGACCCTGCTAGAGTATAGCTATAAACTCGCCCAGATAATTTCTAAGCTGTCAACTAAAGAGAGGCAGATGAGAGCTAAGAAGCTGAAAGAATACTCCGAAGGAAAGGACGTCAGATATGGAGCAAACGAGAAGACGACTCTGATCGAAGGCGACCTAGCCGAACTGAACGAGAAGATGCAGCTGGTAGAAGGACACAGAAAATACATTGATCAGACAGTTCAGACTGTGGATCACATGCTTTATGGGATCCGTCAAAGAATTGCCCTTGAAGATTATTTAAGGGGAGGTACAATTAAATAATATATAGATGATATGGTTTATATTTATAAAACTACCAATTTAATCAATAATAAAATTTACATAGGACAGTCTAAATATAATGATCCTAGTTATCTGGGAAGTGGGATTTTTATAAAGCAAGCTATAGAAAAATATGGCAGAAAAAAATTCTCTAAAGAAATATTAGAAGAATGCAAGTCCCAAGATATTGCTAACGAAAGGGAAAAATTCTGGATCAAGGATTTAAATTCAAAACACAGAGAAGTTGGATATAATGTTGCAGATGGTGGGAGTTCATTTATAATGAACGAAGAAATAGCTGAAAGGATATCAAAAACTTTGAAGGGTAAATATACTGGAGAAAATTCTTTTAGACACGGGACAAAGTTATCCGAGGAACACAAAGATGCTATATCTAAATCTAATAGAGGGAAGATACTTTCAGATGAGGTTAAGGAAAAAATGTCCAGATCTAAGAAGGGGATTTTGTTCTCAAAAGAAGCTAGAGAAAAGATGTCAAAATCTCATAGCTTGAAAAAATTAACGAGCGAGCATAAAGAAAACATATCAAAAAGTTTAATTGGCAGAGAATATAGTGAAGAAACTAAAAAAATTCTTAGCGATAAAAATAAAAACAAAACACAAAAAAATTCTCTAGTGATTATTGCTACCTCCCTGTTAACAGAAGAAAAAATAAAATTTTATAATTCATGCCAAGCAGCTAGACACTTTAAATGCACTAGGCAGAGAATTAAAAATAACGGCATAGAAAATTGGAAGTTTGAAATAGGAGGTAAAGATGATTAAATTTAATCTATCGGACGATAACCAGTGGTTAATCCTTATGCAGACATCAAACGACGTCGAGAAGAAACAGGTAGAACTTTCTCTGACAAAGAAGATTCATAATTGGTATTTTCACCCATTAGTTAAAAAAAAGCTGTGGACAGGAGATATCTGTTTCGTAGAGAAGAAAGGACCTTTTTGGAGGGTTCCAGTTGGTCTTTGGTCTGAAGTCTTAGAGATAGGAAAAGAGTATGGATACGACATTCAGATAGAAGGCCTGGATAGACTTTTCCTTTCTGGTCTCAAGCTCGAAGACTTCAAGGCTTGGGTAGATGAGTTCTTCAAAGACAG